CTCTGGATTTTGTCGTTGTTCTACTTCAAAACGATTGCAATAATCATCCTGAAGCATACTATACGCTTGTTGAAAAATTTGAAAGCGTAATTCGTAAGGCGTCATAGTTTTACTCCTATGTGTGTGTTTGTGTGTTTGATGGAGTAAGTGTGATATACCTCATAAGGATATAGCAGGGACTTACCCTCTATCAGTTTTATATATGGAGAGTAAATCTCCAACAGGCGTATCAGGATTCGAACCTGAGATAAGGCTTTAGAAGAGCCGTGTGATAATCCACTTCACCATACGCCCATAAGAGACCCCCCATCTTTATCGACCCAGTGGGCAGGGGGGGGCGGGATTTACTTGAAGTTTGGACCCCCAACACCCATGAGAGCATTATAAGGTCTTTGACTCTTCAGGTCAAGACTTTGCTTCCTTGCGAGCGTTCTTCTCTTCGGTAATTTCTGCTCTACGTGCCTTGACAAGTTTGGCAATCTCTTGAAGTGCTTTACGAGCACGAGTACCAGCAGCACTATTGCCACCAGCAAACTTTTCATCATCTACTTTCCAAGCTTCAACAGCATTCAGTAGTTCTTGTGATACGGACATAATAATCTCCAATAAAAAAAAAAAGATCTGTTTATATATAACACTTTTAATTGCATCCTTTTGCCCAAGGGGTACAAATACGCATTTCTCCACCAAGAGATTTGCATTCTTCTGTATAACAAACAGAATCATCTATTGGTTTTTCTAATTTTTTTGGTTGATACTTTTTGTCTGCTTCCTTAATAATCCTATCGTATTCTGGTGTTACATTCTGAATTGATCTATCAACATCTCTTTCAACTCTACGATTTATTTTGTCAGGATCTTTAAGTATAACCTCATTAATAATAGTTTGTGGGAAAAATTCTCTTTGAATTTCGTCCAATAAGTCCCAAAGCGCATTTTCTGGTATCTTACTACATTGTGAGAGTGCTGCAATAATAATTGATAATATAAGTCCTACAGTTATAAGTTGTTTATTTGTTTTCTTATTTCCAAACTTAAATTTAAACATAAGAAAGGGGAGTAAGCAGCACTCCCCCTATTTATTATTCAACTCCTCCTTTTTCCAATTTTTCAGATACTTCTTCAGGTGTTTCTTCAGGTGTTTCTTCAGGTGTTTCTTCTTGTGGAAGCGTCACACCAATCTGAGTTAAATATTCAATTGCACCTTGTATTTTCCATAACAATTCTCTATTTTGAGTAATTGCTTGCTCAATTTTAGTTCTTTGTTGTAAAAGGTTTGAAAGATGTTGTTGCTGTTCAGTCATAGTAATTTTTTCATAGTTTATATTAAAAAGGAGGAAATTTTTCCTCCCGAATAATTTATATATATCAAACTTCCGTCAAAACAAGACGAGAAGCATAATCATGAGCATATGAAGTGCGAGCACCATGATGCCCCCAACCAATCCAACTATACGCATAGTTCATATAGCGATCAATAGACTTACCAGGCGTCTTCATCTGGTCTTCTATACGTTGCCACTGAACTTCATTTGTCAGATAACGAAGTTGCGTGTGAAGTGATGATGGAGAACCACCATACTTCTTAGCAAAATCACCCAATCCATAATATCTATTGGTAGATGTCCATTGAATCAGTCCGTAACCGCCACCGCAGTTACTCCAACTGGTTCTGCTACCACCTTCACAAATGTTAGGAACAAAAGTAGATTCCTGACGAATATTGCCCATGATGGTAGCAAGGGCGTTTCTGTCTTTAATACCACGCTCCTGGAAGAATGCCAGGGTAACATTTTCATGTTCATTACACCCTTTACAAATTAGCCTTTTCTCTTTTGGCTTTGGTAAAGCAACCTCTTTGGTCGCTGTCTTCTTATCATCTACAAGATCAAATTCTTTAATGATAGAAAAAGGTGTCTTCCCAGGAACTGGGGGTGGAGAACCTTGCATTTTGTAGTTGACAAGTGGCAGTGTTGCCGCATTGGTTGTAACCGTTGCCAGAAGGGGCAGGGCTACAGTAAAGAAATTTTGCACTAAATTTAATTGAACTCTGCATCCGTATAAGGAAAGCGCACTTCCCTCTTCTCAGAGGGCAGACCCCACGGCTCTAAATCACGATCAAGATCTCATAAAAAAGACCCTACTCATAATAGGGATTTCTTCATAATAAGTTAATATTTATGAATTGTCAAGTGGTCAATTTTTAAAGTAGAACGTATAAATATAGAGTAAGCTTATACTAAAATGCCAAGGGAATGGAATACGCCCGAAAGGGATCCTTGGAACGCACCAATACATCAAATGCTAAAAGCAATTGACAATCACACTCAAGAATACTTCAAGAGTGGTAATGTTTGGCACTTAGAAAAAGCAGAAATGTTGAGGCAATATCTTACAGAACTCAAAACTTGGATCTACAAACAAGAAGGAAAATGAATGAAGTAGTGTGGTCAGTAATTATAATGTTAAGTATCGGAATGACTGGTGTTGCTTGGATAATTTACTACATACTTAAAGAGGCTGCAGAAGAATTCAATGTATCAATACAAGATCAAAAAGATCAACAGAGTCATTGATGGCGATACAGTTGATTTGAATATTGATTTGGGATTTGGTATTACTATATCACATAGAGTAAGATTAAAAGATATTGATGCTGCTGAAACAAGAACCAAAGATCTGGAAGAAAAAGCAGAAGGTATAAAGGCAAGACTTTGGTTAGAAAAAGAACTTTCTCGTGAAGGTGAGTGGATTATAGATACTTATAAAGAAGATAAGTACGGAAGAATACTTGGAACTCTTTACCTTGTAGGAGATCCAGTTACAGTCAACGAAAGAATGTTAAACGAAGAAATAGCAAAACCTTATACCTAAAATGAAATCAATACTTCTCCTTGGATTATTAATTATGAGATTAATAACTAACGAAGGAGTTTTCAATGAAGGAAGAAGACCTCAATCAAAAAGACAACCAGCAGAAGTTACCAGTTTCATCAGAAGACCAGCAAAAAGAGGTAGAAAAAAAGCACGGTTCAATATTGAATAAACTTATCTTTATTGTTTGTTGCTCTATTATTGCATTTGTTGGTGTTAATTTTATCTCATGTAACTTTATGATCCCCGGAACAATCAACAAAGCAAATGTGCTTGGGGGACTAAAAAATCCCCCCCCTTTAGATTGCAAAGAATCTGAAAGAAGAGGGTATGAAACTTTATTAGCAATCTTGACTACAGTGATTGCCTTAAGAACTAAAGTAGAAGATGATTAAATAGATACATTAGAGGATTTAAATAAAATGTTCTCTCTTATTTTAGCTTCAATATTTACAGCAACTCCATTAGGTCCAGGAAAAGTTCCTTATTTTATGAGGCAATGTGACAGAATTCGTATCTATGATAAGAGTACAGATACACATTGGATTTTATGTATCAATGGTGTATATCAATACCCTAAAAATGGTAAACCGCAAGATAGAAGTTTACCGCAACATAAACAATCAATCATTTAGAATCCCAAAGTTTACCTTCAGCAATTCTCCTTCTTTGTAGTCCTGCGGCAACTTTGGTGCCAGGATTATGATAAAGATAAAGAGCGTCTGGAACTTTATGCCATTCTTTATTCTTCAAAACTCTACTAATGGTATTAAAACCAGAAGAGTTGTAAAAGCGAGCACCAAGGTTGTAAGCAAAAGATAATAGAGCGCCTTGTTGATTTTCATTCATTTCATCCCAGTAAGGAATATTTCGAAGTGGTGGTAGAAACTCTTTTCTCAACTGATGGTAAAGAAGGTCATCTGCTTCATCTTGAGTAATTCTACTACCAATCATAAAAGAAGTACCATCTTTTCTACGAGTGCTTCCCCATCCGATTGTGATTGGAAGTCCACCAGTCAGAGGATCATAATATGCCTTTAAGTGGCATCCTTCGAATTCCTTGATTAAATCTACACCTGGAATTGGAAGACCTTCAAGAGTTGGTTCTATCTTTTGATTACGATATCTTCTAGCAAACTCATCAAGAATTTCTTTATGAATTGATGCTTGTAGAAAATTCCAAGCATCAATTTGATGTGGAAGATCTTGATGATATTTTACTGCATCGGTAAATTTAATACTCATGAGAATACTCTACCCCATCCAGACTTAGGGCTATCTACAGTCCATCTCTTTTCCAAAACAGACTTCTTATAAACAGCACCTTTACCATTATTAACAGACCCTGTGTATCCATCATTTAGACTTCCATAAGGGTCATTGACAACATAATCTCCAGATGCTGTCTTACCAATTACTACAAGCATGTGCCCACCAGTAGGTGAAGATAAAGAGCCCCTATGAAGAATCCCGATAATGACAGGTTTCCCATTGGCAAGCTCTCGATCAAGATCAGCAAAAGAGAGATTGTAACTAAATCGTGAAGTAACGCCATAAGACGATAAAACTTTCGTCTGGACGGCATGATCAGTCGTATCACCGATTGCGAAAACTTTTCTAATGTATGCATCATCGCCCTTTGTCCCTGAGAGTGTTCCTGGTTTTAAAAACTCAAGACACATTGCACAGGCTGATGAATTGCAGGTTCTTTGTGCATCTCTATAATTATCTGTTTGTGGATAGAAAGGAACATTTAAATATGCTGTCTTTGGCGCTTCTATCTTTGACCTATAAATTCTAACCCAATTAGCATCATCTTGCATTAGGTCAGATGCTTTTGCTAGTAAATCCTTTTCAAGTTGCTCTACTGCCGCAACATGCTTTGGATTTTTATCATCATAATATTTGAAAAAATTATGGAGATCGATTTGCATTTTATTCTCCCATGTATTCTAGTGAAACAATATCATGTTCTTCAATATCAGGATTTAACCACTCACTAAATTCAGATTGAATTGCGTATGCTGATTCAATATCGCAAATAGACAAATCATGAATACGATCAATTACCCAATCATGCGAATCTTTAAGAGTTTTTTCAAGTGTTGTCATAGTATTTAGAGAATGACCATTCTCTTCCAGTATACTACCTTCATCTAAATAGTCAAATAAAGAATTCTTATGGATTGGCAATATAACGGAGAGTCCTTTACCGATGTTCCCAAAGGAATGGAAGGGTTTGTTTATATAATTACTAATCTTACGAACAATAAAAAATATATTGGAAAAAAACATTTTTGGACAAGACAAAAGAATAAAAAAACAGGAAGAAGAAAAACAGAAGAATCTGATTGGAAAAATTACTTCGGATCTTGTGATGAACTTAATGAAGATGTAAAAAAAATAGGTAGAGAACACTTCCTTAGAGAAATTATTTACCTATGTCCTCATAAGAAATCTATGAGTTATTATGAAACTTATGAACAATTTAAAAGAAATGTACTAATGAGTGAAGAATATTACAATACAAATATTGGTGGAACCTTTTATATGAGCGAATCTCAAAGAATTTATGGCATGGTTCTTAAGTCTTCTAAGATTAGCTAAAGCCTCATCTTCAACCGGGACAAAGGTAGTCTACATAAAAAAAGAGGACTTGTCAAGCGCCCCTTTGAATGTGTTATAATATCAGTATTAAAATCACATTCTATTTGTTTCAGTTACATAATACTCCATGATGTCATCCCATGTATACTCTGAAAGATCATATCCTTCATTTACAAGACCATCTACCCACTCCTCAACTTCTTCAGCAAGTAAATAATATTCGTATTGCTCTATAATTGTTTTAATAGCAGTTTCATCCATTTCCAACATAATGTAATTTGCTTCATCTAAAGTATTTGCATGACCTTCGGACAAGAGATACTCTAGAATAATATCATAAGGTTCATATGACTCTTTAGCAGTCATAGTAGTATTTTTTTGTTGCTCCATTCTTTTCTTTTGCCTTTCCTGTTCTGCCTTTAATGCATCATCTGCCGCTTTAGTATCAACTTTTCCAGGACCCTCTGGTCCACCCATTAAAGAACCTTGACGCTGTTTTGATTTATTTTGCATTTGACGCAGTTCTTCTGCATCTCTTTCCATTTTACTTTGTCCAGTACCTCTTTGAGTACCATCTGGTTTTACTTTTTTAGCAAGTTCTGGGAAATTCTTTGCCCACTGTTCTTTTCCAAGTTTTTCTGCTTCTTTGGTTTTTCCTTGCTTAATTAATTCTCTGTATTGTGCATTTCCTTGACTTGGTTTTGGTTTTATAGGAGTTTTTGATACTCCACCACTAATTCCACCTGAAGTTCCTGAAGGTGCTGGAGTAGCAGGTTCTGGTGTTTGTGGAGGAGTTGGTTCTGGTCTACCACCATCCTGAGTTGACCCTTTATCACCAGAACCCATTTTGGCACCCAAGTAACCACCAGCAGCACCTAATCCTACAACACCAAGTCCTTTACCAATTCTTTTTGCAGTGGGACTGGTTAATGCAGTTTTTGCACCTTTAGAAATATCTTTTACTTTTTGCACACCTTTTGAAAGAGTAGACCTTACAATAGAACTTGCTTTTGGTCCTTGCTTTGCAATTCTTTCAGTTGCTGTTCCTGCAGACTTTAAACCAGATGCAAGTCTAGTTAAAGGTGCTGCACCTTTTGCACCCTTTGCATATTTTGCACCTTTAACCAATGCTTTACCAACTCTAAAAAGAGCGCCTACAAATTCATTTAAAATTTCTAATTGTTCTTCAATATATTCATCAGAAACAGTGCTCTCAATAAGAATATTTTCATCAAAACTTAAATACTTTTCGATGATTTCTTCTTCCGAAGAATCTGCTAAAAATCCAATTACAGCATTTGCACTATAACCTTCATAAATCATTGAAATTGAAATAGTAGAAATAATATCTTCTACCAATTCTGCCGCTTCTTCATCATAATACTCAGATTCTTCATTTAAAAAATCATTTTGTTGGATATTGATTTCTTCATATAAATATCCAACATTATTAATAAAATCTTGCGAAATATTAGACATGGTTATAGATTTAATACCTTTTAAAGGTATTTATAAAAATCACTTACCAGGAAGTGCTTTTACTCCAAGTGCTTTATTACGAGCAGCATCAGACTGCCTTGCTTTTGCAAGTGCTTGTTGCGCCTTAGCAGCATCATGCTTTTTATATGCACCAGCAAAAAGTGTTCTTCCGATTCTCTCTAATGGATTTGAAGAAGTCTTAGCAAGTGATTGAGCACTAGGGCCTGCCTTATAGACTGCTTTACCACCCTTATATGCAAGGTGTCCTGCAACTGATTGACCACCACGCTGAACAACACCAGTTTTGGCAAGACCAACCGTTTTTCTTTGTGCTCCAGTTCCTGTGGTCATTGTATTCTTTTTAGTATCAAATGTTGTTTTACCACCGATACCTTTAAGAGCACTTCCCGCCTGACGTTGACGATTTGCTGTTGCCATTGCTTTTCTTTCTTTAGCGTTAGCGCCAGCAGCAACATCAAATGCCTTTCCTGCCAACCCAGCACCACCGATAGCACCAGCAGTACCAAGAGCAGCACTACCAATACCACCTCCTCCAAGAGCGCCCAGAGCGCCTCCTGCAAGTCCTCCAGCAGCGACTGTAGCACCCTTAGCGAGTGATCTTGCCCATCCGGATCCTTTTGCTCTTTCGTCTGCTGTTGAAAGTGCAGTATCTACTGCAGCTGCTGCTGGGCCTAATGCCTTTCCAAATTTACCCAACTTTGATAATTTTGCAGTTGGTTTTTGTCCAGCAGGTGGTTTTCCTCCAGAAGGTGAAGGTGTTGATGGTGGTTTTGAAGAAGATGGTTTTGCATTAAAATCAATCTTCATTTGTCCAGGAGAAGTCTTAGGTGCTTTTGGAGGTGCTTCTGGAAGACGCTTTGTTGCCTTTACTGGTTCGGATGATGTATATGGAACTCTACCTTTACCTGCCTTTGTAAAATCTTGTGCTCCACCAGATTTCGTAATTAAAGATGGCTGGCGCATTTCCCCAGCACCTCTAACTCTTGGTCCAGGAACTCTAGTTGTTTTTGGTTCTGGAATTTCTAATTGTCCAGGAGAAGTCTTAGGTGCTTCTGGTGCTCCTGGTGATAATCTTCTAGATGCAGGTGTTGGAGTTGGATCAGTCCCAGTAAATGGAACTTTTTTAGGATTTCTAAAATCTTGAGGTTTATCTTTACTTGTAAATAATTTTCCCTGTCTTTCTTCTTCTTCTTTCAAAAACTGACTAAAAGACTTCATTTTCTTTCTTACTTTTTTAGTTATTTATAAAAAAGAGGGTCTTGATGACCCTCTCAGAACTTTTACAAATTAATCAATCATTTGGAAGGAGTTGGTCTCGCCTGAGTCTGAGGAGTTCTATGCTTTACTTCTGAACTACCTTTTTTATATTTTGCTTCATCTGCTCTTTGCGATTCTTTTGTTGGAAAATATCCAGATTCAATAATTTGAGTTTTCCACTCTTCACTCATGTTTGCCATAATAACTGCTGCTGCCTCTTCAGTTTCAGCATAACCTTCATCGAGGAGATGTCCTTTGATGGCATCAAAAGCATCAAAACTTTGATTGAGCATTCTCTCTCTTGCACCACCTTTTGGACCACCTGCCTTGAGTGCTTGTGCTCTTGCACTTAGTTTTACTCCACCTGCAGGAGCTGCCGTTGAAGGCACTTTGGGCATATTTGGTTTTGTTGTTGGTGTTGGTGTTGGTGTTGCTGTAGGTCTAGCTGCAAGTGCTCCTGTACCTGATAAATTACGTGCAGCAGTGGTAGTTGCTGCTCTGGTTGCTGCAATTTGACTTGGTGCTTGTCCAGTCTGGTAACCAAATGTTTTCTGCATTAAAGGATTAGGAGTTCTTACTGGAGCAGCAGCAGGAACAGCAGCAGGAGCAGGTTTAGCAGCGCCAGGAGTGGCAGTCGGTCTTGCACCACCTTGTGCTGGTGCAGGAGCAGCAGGTCTTGGTGTAGATGAAGTTGTAGAAGTAGTCTTTGGAGTTTGACTTCCAGGAGTTTGACTTCCTCTGATGTCTGCCATTTTACCAGCAACTCTCATACCAGCAGCAGTTGCTCCCTGTTCAGTAGATTTTAAGTTTGAAGGAAGGTTTCCAATTTGTGGTTTTGCTGCTACTGGTGGTGTGTTTGTTCCACCACCTCTTCTATTTGGTGTTTGTCTTATTGGTGGTCTTGTACCCTCAGGGTTTCCAGTCATAATTCTATTACCAAGTCTACCCAGAGTGTTACCTAAAGCAGATCTGTTTCTATCAATTACTGCTTGAGGTGTTGTGTTTCTACCCTGTTCCTCAATATATGCCTCATACATATCTTCCCAGGTATACTCACTGAGGTCATAACCCTCTTCTACAAGTGAGTTTACCCAGTTTTCAACTTCTTCCCAGACTTGCTCTTCAGTAAGTTCTTGAGGAGCATAAACAGCATTGTATGCTTCCATCAAACTAGCAGCGTCACTTCCAGTAATTCTAGACATTTTTTTCTTTTAGCTTTTCTATAATTTTATTTATAAAAAAAGAGGATCTTAATGACCCTCTAACCATTCTTTTTTATAATCATAATCTCCGAATAAAAATTCGTCAGATTCTGCTGCTTCTCGATAAGCGTTCATAATCTCTTCTTCACACCACTCATCATAGTTGGAATCCTGAGAAAGTATCTTTGGTAACATCTTGCTTAATTCCACCTACTATATAGGACTCGACTTCTGTTTCTTGTGGTGCCACTTGAAGACCCTTGGAGGAAATCCAGTGATCAGTCCAAGGAAGAGGATTATTCTTCGCAGGAATATCATAAAGTGGTTTGAGTCCAATTGCCTTCATTCTACGATTCGCAATCCATTCAACATACTGCTGCAACAGTTTGTCATTCAGTCCAATCATCGATCCATCTTTAAACAGATACTCCGCCCAAAGTTTCTCTTGATTGACTGCGCTTTCGAAGGTCTTGTAGACCCATTGCTCTTCTTCTTTACAGATTCTTGCCATCTCAGGGTCATCACCTTCCTTCCACTTATTCAGGATATTTTGAGTGATAACCAAGTGCTGATTCTCATCTCTAGCAATCAGAGAGATGATTTTTGCACTTCCTTCCATAAGTTTGAGTTCGCCAAAAGCAAAACTGCAAGCGAAACTGACATAAAAGCGAATACCTTCAAGAATATTAACGTTTGCAACTGCTCTGAACAGTTTACGTTTGAGTTCATATCTTGCCTCTTGTGCGTATGGGACTTGTTCTAATGCATGAACCCACTCATTTGAATTGTCATAACGATGAGCACTGTTGATGAAGTCATTATATGCCTGAGTTACACTCACGGCACGTTCTAAAATACGGTCATCTCTGAGAATAGTATCAAAAACTTCAGATGGGTCTGAATAAACGTTTTTGATGATATATGTGTATGAGCGACTATGAATCATCTCCATAAATTCCCATACCTTCATACACGCTTCCAGTTCGGGAAGGGAGCAGTAAGGCGCGAACGCCATACCAGGACCTCTTCCTTGAACTGAGTCCAGCATTACCTGATACTTCAGGTTACTGGTAAAAATATGCTTTTGTTCTGGACGCAGTGTATGGTAATCACTGCGATCTTTTTGAAGCGAAACCTCTTCAGGTCTCCAAAAGTATCCTAGTTGTTGAGTTGTTAGTTTATCGAAAATTGGATATTTGTAAGTATCATACCTCTGTATTCCTAGTGGTTGTCCAAAAAACATTGATTGCTTTTTGGTGTCTACTTCTTGAGAATTGAAAACGGTCATTGATTCGACCATATTCTTCTCCTGTGAATTGGTTTTGAAACTAAACGTCATAATTTTTCTACTAAACTATCTCAACTGTTATATTTAACGGGATTAGATTTTGCAACTTTCGCAGTCTTCCTCTTCGGCACTCATAATATCATCAAGAAGAGATTCAAGTTTTTGCTTCTTCTCTTCAACAATTTCATCAGTTTTATTATCATAAGTATTCTGATAATAACTTGTTTTCCAACCCAGTTTGTAAGTGGTCAAGAGATCTTGTGCCATTACCGAAGTCGGGACTTCATTATCTGGATAGTTTTCAGGATTATAAGACCAGTTTCCAGAAATTGCTTGGTCGAAGAACTTCTGCATTACAGCAACCACATTGATATAACCACGATTGCTAGGCATATCCCACAGAAGCGTATAATTGTTCTTGAGAGTTTGATATTGGGGAACAATCTGCTTAAGCGGACCCTTCTTGGACTTCTTAACGGACAAGTATCCTCTAGGAGGTTCAATTCCGTTTGTGGCATTTGACACAACGGAACTGCTCTCCGAAGGCATTTGTGCGGACAGTGTTGAGTTCCTAACTCCGTACCGTTTAACCAGTGCTCTAAGTCCTTCCCAATCATACTTCAATTCGTTTGGTACAATTTCATCAACATCCTTCTTGTATGTATCAATTGGGAGAATACCCTGAGCATACTTAGTGCGATGTGAATATTCACAGGCACCTTTCTCTTTTGCAAGATTTACAGTTGCTTGAATGAGATAATATTGAAATGCCTCAGTGAGATCATGTACCAATTTCCAAGCGGCAGAATCACCATAATTTACCCCGTGCTTGGCAAGATAGTGTGCCAAACCAATATAACCTATACCAAGTGAGCGACGCGCTCTGGTGGCGATTTCTGCTGCTCTGACGGGATATCCTTGAAAATCAATAAGTTCATCAAGACTCCTAACAGCAAGATCACAAAGAACTTCAAGATCTTCGTTAGCTTTAATTTTTCCAATATTAATAGCACTAAGTATACAGAGAGCAATTTCTCCGGTTTCATCGTCAATGTGTTGAAGTGGTTTAGTTGGTAAAGTAATTTCTTGGCAAAGATTGCTCATTTCAATCTTGTCTATAAAAGAAGAATGAGAATTACAATGATCAATATTCATAATATAGATACGACCAGTCTCCGCCCTTTCTTTTAGAAGATCCAAAAAGAGTTCTTGAGCGCCGATAGTTTTTCTTGGAATAGACTCATCTCGTTCGTAAGATACATATAACCCGTCAAATCCATCAGTGCCAAAAGCATCATACAAACCAGGAACGGCGTGGGGAGAGAAGAGAGAAATCTCTTCATTGCGGATGAATCGTTCATAGAACAGTTTGGAGATTTGGATACTGTAGTCTAACTTACGAACACGATTGTCTTCGGTTCCCTTATTATTTTTTAATACTAGAATGTCTTCGATTTCTTGGTGCCAGATAGGAAAGTGGACAGTCGCTGACCCACCTCTGATCCCGTTTTGAGTGCAGCATCTGACAGTTGACTCAAACTTTTTGAGGAAGGGGACCACACCAGTGTGTTGAACCTCTCCGCCTCTGATTTTGCTGTTGATGCCACGGATGCGACCTGCGTTGATACCGATGCCCGCCCTTTGTGCAACGTATCTGCCAATAGCCATATCGCTAGTAAAGATACTATCGAGGGTGTCATCAACGTCAACAAGGACACAGCTA